GTGCGCAGTTTGCACATCTATACAGACCATTTGAAAGATGAATTAAGACCCTTGGAAAAAGTTGCCGATGTTAAGACCCGCCTTATATCGGGTGCACCCCTACAATACATTATTGCTGTTCGTATGTACTTCCTATCCTTTTCTAAATGGATAATGGACAATCGAATTAAGAATGGTTTTGCTATGGGCGTGAATCCCACCAGTGATGAGTGGACTCATATGGTCAAATACCTACATGAAGTTGGTCATAACCTTATTGCTGGCGATTACTCAGGATTCGACAAAAGTGCCAATATTTCTATTGGAAATGCTATAGTTGATATTATCAATCAATTTTACGATGATGGGCCTGAAAATGCTCTTATTCGTCGGACCCTCTTTATTGAGGTTTACAATAGTGTGCATATCAAGGGGGCTGTTGTTTATACCTGGCATACGGGTATGCCCTCTGGTAATCCTCTTACCACACTTGTTAATTGTTTCTACAACGCTCTAGTTATTCGTCTTTCATGGATATCATGTAATGGTCGACAACTTAGTTCTATCAAGGGTTTCAATACCCATGTTCGACTCATCTGTTATGGAGATGATAATATTATAAGTGTTGATGATGCAAGCAAAGAATTCTTCTCCCCAGCACAAGTTGCGGAGGCTTTATTAGAATTCAATCTTAAGTATACATCTGAGGACAAGGATGAGCACGTGGATGCTTTTCGCACAATCGATCAGGTATCCTTTCTCAAGAGATACTTTGTTAAGCAACCTGAGGGTTTTTATCTTGCACCTCTCGACTGGAATGTCGTAAAGCGTATGATGTACTATTGTCGTGGGGGAAAACACTTCAAATCAAATGTACAACAGTGTTATGAGAGTTTTCTAACTGAACTCTCGCTGCACGAAGAAGAGAATTACAATGATGTTCTCTCCAAAATTGCTCCAAAAATGTTAGAAAACTTTGGTTATGTTTCCGACGTAACTGATTTTACTTTGCGAAGGGCGGACTCGCTCAAGCAAAACCTCGGATATTAAGTCTGATCTTCAAGGGAAGGGTTAAACGAACCTTTCAAGCCCAACCTTCCCTTGCAATGCGGGCTTTATACCATAGTTTGTTATTTAACGATACCACACAGGATGCTATATAAAATAAATCCAGTGAACTTGAAAGTTATTTTGTTGGTTTGGTGGCCAACAGGATATAATAATCCACCAGCTACTACTATTGATAATAATGTTAACACTGAAACTAATCAAGGAGAATTTGTTGTCGACAAACAGCAACTCTTACTTGATGTGATATCCACTACTACTAAAACGACTGACTTTGCGGACTTTAAGAAAACAAACCCCCTTATTAATACTAATTCTGAACCCAATATCCATGAGATCAGAGATTTCCTTGCTCGACCCATTATATGTCCATCAGGTACTATCGTTTGGACAAACGTTCAAACACAAAATACCAATTTGATGACCATGAATATACCAAGTGCTGTAATAACCACTGGTATGTGGCAAGAAAAGATCAAAGGATTTATGGGATTCAAGGCCTCACTTGTTATGCGAATCCAAGCTAATGCTCAAAAATTCCAAGGTGGAATTTTGCTTATTAGCATTTTGCCTTGCTCCGGTCATATCTCGGTCCTCCGGAACAATTTGATAAATTCTAACATCATTTACAAGAGTCAACTACCTAGTGTTAGGTTTAATGTTGCCGAATCCGATGAAGCCCTTATTAAAGTTCCCTTTATTTCCCCAGAACTTTTCTATAATAGAACTACTCCTCTCGATTGGGCCCAAGTCAAAGTTACAGTTTACTCACCCTCTATAGGTGGAGATATCCCTATAACTTGTTGGTGCCATTTCGAGGATGTCGAATTGTTTTATCCATCTGCTCAAGCTTCTTCCCTAAACAAGGGCAAGAAACGATCCAATAGGCGTTACACTCCTGGAGATGATGAAGACACTTCATATTCTGTATCCACACCCTTGAAAACTATATCTGCTGGCATTAATAGCCTTGGTGCTAATGTACCATTACTCTCTAGTGTTTCAGCACCTACCGCGTGGTTTCTTGACGGTCTTTCGAAGGCGTTCTCTGCCTTTGGTTACAGCAATGTGGTTGATACCTCTATTAGATCTAGTTTTGTTCCTAGAATAGCCTCCCACCCCAATAACTGCGATGTCAATGACACAGTTGATTCTTTTGCTCTTACAGCTGGGAATAAGGTTGCTGTCTTGCCTGGTTTTGCAGGTACGGATATTGATGAGATGTCTATTGCTTATATCGCTTCTATCCCTAGTTACATCTATACATCCAATTGGACGACTGCCCTTGTGGGTGGCTCCCAACTCTTTCGTATCCCTGTTACACCATACACCGCAACCAATTTGACTGTGACACCCACTGTCTTACCAGCTATTAATGTCACCATTTACCCACCCTGTGGCTATATCGCTAGTAGTTTTGCCTATTGGCGTGGTTCTATGGTCTTTAGATTTTATGCTGCTAAAACCGACTTTCATGTTGGTCGTATTATGTTTGTTTATGAGCCTACCAACTCTACAACTTCCCCAATACCTACCTTTACCGATGCGGTTTATTCCTATAAGTGGATCTGGGATTTGCGAGATAGCTACTCCTTTGAGGTTGTTATACCTTGGGTTTCTTCTATACCATGGAGAGCTGATGTTCATGGACCTAACGGTTCACTTAATGCCTGGGTGCTTAATCCCCTCACGGCTCCCGCGACTGTTTCAAATAATATAAACATATTAGTTGAACAATCTGCTGGTCCAGATTTTGAGGTTGCTGGCCCCATGGAATCATTCATTAAGAGTGTTCCTATAGTTGCTTACTCGGGTGAATTCAAACCTCTGAACACACGTAAACATAAACCTTTTCTTGGTTACGAGAAGATCTCTGATTCGGAGTCTAAGAAGCGCCGTGACCTGAACAAGCAAAAACAAAAACAACGTATTAATACTTTGCGTAAAAATAAGTATTCTATCTATGCACATGGGCCTATGGAAATCGACGAAGGTTCCAGGCTCCATGAGCAGACCAATGAACAGATAGGGCAACACGCTCTTGACCTAGTTGGGAAAAATTGTCTCTACACTATGGGTGAGAACATCATGTCTATACGACAGATGATGAAGCGTAGTAATGCTACTTACGCCATCCAAACAGCCACTACAGCGGACAAGGTCTTTAAAGCGCCTGTCTTCTTTCCTTTGTTACCCACAGCTATAAATGCGGGTGCCCGGTCTGATTTATCAACCAGTGCATTTGTTGATCATTATAGCCGCTTTACTTCACTATTTGCCCTCAGACGAGGGGGTATTATAGTGCGTGCGATTCCTATCGCACAATCTTCTACTCGTCTAGCTGCTGATCTCTCCTCGGAAGGTTCTACCGTTCCTATATGGCAATTTGACAGTGGCGCAACTAGATTTGATGATGTTGGACATTGTCCTAATTTAATCTTTTCTAATAACTCTATTCAGGGTGCTTTGGACGTACATGTTCCATACTGGGCTCCTACTGTTTCTACTCCAGTTCTTCAATTTGCTGGACTTGAGACTACTCCAGTTACTGATGGTCGCTATTACGCGAACAACATGTCCGTTCGGATTTTTCAACAATCCTCAAACGCATCCGACACGAATGGGATGTATATTACTCGGCAGATCGCCGATGATTTCTCCCTTGGTTGCTTTATTGGTGTTTTACCAATAACTGGCACCTCTCGTGCATTTATATAAACAAATATGTCTTTTGAAAGTATGCCCTGAATGGTTTTTCGGGTTTACCGGGCTTACAAGCTTTCTTTATGACCCCGAAGTTTTGTTTTATTCAATTTCCTTATAATTTATGTAAATTTGTCTGCTATTTGGAATAAGGCAAATGGGCGCTAGTATTTATACTACTAGAAATTCGTCCTAACCACAGGGTACTGTGTGGTTATTTCTATTAAAAAAAAAAAAAAAAAAA